TAAAGTAGTCTCAAATTTCTTAACTGAATCATAATATAATTCAACAGCACCATCCGTTAGTGCGTGAATCATTTTCTCGCCACTAGTTTTTTCTAATTTAATACCAGTACCATTTGAAGCTAAAATAAGCTCTCCAGTACCTTGGTCTTTAAGGTAACTATTATTACCATCGTGGTATATTTCAAAGTCGCTGCTTGTACCTAGATTTAAGTAAAAGTTATCTGGAAATACAACTCCATTCGTTCCAGTCATTGTTCCACCAGCTAGTGGTAGATAAGGTCCGCCTGTTGTATCTAAGAAATTAGCTGGAGTAATTCTTACATTTTCCACCCCATCGTATCCCACAACGTGACTGACATTGCTGGTAGTTGTTTTTAATTCAAATTCACTAAACTTTTTATTTGCCATTTTATATTATTTTATATTATTTTATTGAAATTCCGTTACTAAAAATGAATTATTAGCTTCCGTTAAAAGGTAATCTCCGTTTTCTGCTAATATTTCAAATAACAGAGTAGGAGTACAATCTACGTAAGGCTTATAAACCATTCCCCAGTTAACAGTATTATCACAAACTCCATTTCCCCACCATGTTGTGCCAGTTGGCTTTATATATATTGATCCCCACATTTATTATCTATTTATTTTTGTTATATAGTTTATAACTACGTTCCAAGTGTTGTTTTCTGTCCACATATTTTCTTTTTTCTAAATATTGTTTTAATCGTATAATATATTTTTCTTTAATTTTATATATCATAAAACCCACCCTCCAAAATCTGCATTAGCCGTGTCTGGATAAATGTCGTCATTAGTGTTGGCGTTATATTCTGGATAAGTCGCCTGATTATATATCATGTAATCAATAAAATTATTAGTATAAAATTGTGCGATTGAGCGGTATGATTCAACTAGATAATCTACTTCTTCCTTGCTTACTGTTTCGCTGCTCTCTGCTTGTTTCTTATACACCCCTCCATTAGCCACAGTGTACGCACTAAAGGGCATATAAACCACTAAAGCCCAATATATAGTCATCGGTTTTATATAGGTCTCTAAGAGCGTTTTATATTTAGTATTATCTGGGTGATTAATAGTTCCAGCAAGAATCAAATCTTGTAATTTATCCAAAAGTTTTGTACCTAAATAATTCTGTACCTCCGTGTCCTGAGCGATTTCGATCATGTATATAAATTTATCTGGGTCTACGTTTCCAGATAATACAGAATATCTTTTAATATCCTTTGTTGTTATAAATAATGCTTTTGCCATGTTTTCTTTTATTTTACTCCTGGATAATGACCATCATTAGGCATATTAATTGGTGCTTTTTTTGCTTGTTTAGAACCCCATGGATTTCTATTGTATTTTTGAGGAATTTTGCCTGTCGTTTTATAATCCTTTAAATTGTTGGATTCTTCTGTGTTTGCTCTTAATCGATATAAAACTCGTTTCCAAATATGGCGGCAATAAACTCCGCCCTTGAATTTAAATAAATCATAAGATTGTCCATTGTGTCCTAGCTGATTGTTTACTCCCTCTTCTGTTGCTCTGTCTATATCTTCAATAGTCCATACAATACCCGCATCTGACCACCTCATCATATTTCTACAAAATGCTCTTTGGGAGGAACTTAATTTATAAGATCCTACAGCATATTTATAACGAATTTTATATTCCCCATTAGGAGAATCTAATACGCTAAACACATTTCCGTTTTTCTTAGAAGTAATCTCATCCTTTAATCCTAATAATCCTTTAACCTTTGATAGAGTGCTTTTCTTTTCCTGAATTAAATAATTAGCCCAATCTTCATTATTTATATCGCTATCCTCATTTATTTCATCCACAAATACATATTCCTCCGACATCTTAACCCCTGTTTCTAATAATGAACCTAAGATGTTTTCTTGTTGTTTTTCAGAAGATAATTCGTAACCAGTTTCTTCTTCTATTATCTCTTCATTTACTATATCAATATCCGTGAAATCAAGAGGTTTAAGAGTCTTAAAATATAAGTCTAAGGCAATGTCATTGATAGAAAGAATAGCATCAAGACATTCGATTACTTGATCTTGAAAACATTGGATTACAATATTATCAAATAACTGAGTCGCGGTTTTTATTTCTTCCGCGTTGTTTCCCATGCCGTCATTTCCTTCTCTAATACCTAGAAGCATTGGAGAAGTAACTCTATGACCAACAATTAGTTTTTTAAAGCACTCATCCGCCAAATAAGAATAGTGGGCAGGAGCGTCATTTAAGGGTATATCGTCAATAGTCGTTTTGCTTTCTGAATTATTATTAAATGCAACAATTACTTTTTCTCCTCTGCTTCCAGTTAATTTATTTAATACATCACTTTTAATAGATTGCATTTTGTCGGGATCTGGAACACCATTGTTAAAATTAACCACCTTAGTGCCACTAAAACCATTAATACAATCATTGATAAGGTAATCGGAAATCTCGTCTTCCAAAACAGCATAAGGCATAGAACTTGACCAGTCTGGACTACTATAATAATATTTTCCCGCTTCGTAAGGCTTTAGCACATACATTTCTACTCCATTAGGTTTACCATATCCAAAAGCGGGTATTCTCTCTGGCTTTTCCGTCGGTTTTAAATTATCCCATTGATTGCTATAATACCACGCTTCTATTTCTCCATCTTCATTGCATTTTTCCGCTCTTAATGTTTCCATCGGAAAATGGTGTGCTTCTTTTACTTTTCCATTTTTATAAACTAAATGAAAAGCAGCCATTCCTAGAATTTTATAATCGCTTATAAACCTTCTTAAATCTTGTTTTTTAAATAGCGTCATCATTTGAGCGTATTGCTCAGGTCTCTTGTCTGCATCGTGTGCTGCTAGTCCTTTTCCGTAGATCATGTTAGAAACACCCGTAGTAATAGCCCTAGAGGTTGTAGAGTTGTTATTAACTTGGATAATGTAATTGAAATAGTTATTGTCTACTCCGTACTGTACCCAAGCTTTATTTTTTAATTCTACAACTTCAGGTGCTGTATATGCTGCAAGGTTGGTTAAGAAAAATTCGCTCATATTACTACGTATTCGTTAGTTGTTTCATGCTTAATGTAAACGCCATCGTTTATGCTATAAATACTTTTTGTTTGATCAGTACAGAAGATCATGTCTCTATAGACGATACTAGCGCCGTTTAAGATTTCAAGTGTGTAAAATCTACCTTCTATTAGCACAGGATTAAAAGTAACATTGCCTTTTAAATAGTATCTATCAGTAGTAAAGGTTACCCCTGTATATGTAACAGGCGTATTTGTATCTTGATCCGTAATTACAATACTACTTGCAACATATTCGCGAGGAATAAATTTTAATTGTTGCGCTGATGCGCTAGTAGTTAGTATAATCATTTAAAAGCTTTTTTAATAAACAAGAAAAACGCAAAACTGTTATATAAAAAAAGGCAAAACTTGAAGTAATGCCTTTATTTTATTAGTAAAAAAAACATATTAAGTCCCTAATACAATAACAGTATTAGTGGTATCTCCGATAATAAGAGGGTCAATAAAGTTAGCTGGAGATTTTTCCATCCCTGTAATAACTAAATTATACCCATTCAAATCGCCCATTGCTGCTCCACTCGCTGTTGAGACTGCAACCTCACATCCATTTTCTATTCCCGCTAAAAAATAATTTCCGTTGTAATCTTGTACGATTATTTGCGGTCTACCATACGAAAGCAATTTCATTTGTGCCGTAGTTGTCTTATCTTGTTTCTTTAAAACAACCGTTCCCGTCTGAGTCCAAAAACTCGTGCCATTATCTCTTGAATTTTCATTCGTCTGATCAAAACTGTTAACACCTTTTAAATCAAATTTGTAAAAAGTAAGAGGTGCAGCAAACGCCGTAATTTCATTCGTTGCATCGAATGTAGCGGTAGTTAATAAATCGCTTGTATAAGCCCCGTTTATGTATATTGCTACAATTCCTCCAATGGAGTCCTTACACGGCTCTAAACGGCCTAAATTCACATCACATGCCATATTTTTAAATTTTTATATATTACAGGGGGGACAAACAAAGTCCCCCTTATAATATTAGTTAGTAATTAATTAAGAATAGTACACAATATTTGCCCCGATTCCAATTTGACATGCTGCCGTAAATCTCATAATTATTCTACAATTTTGTGAGCCGTCAAGTGTAGTCATGTCCAAAAGTCTAACTTCTGAATAGTCACTTAATAACCCGCAGCCGAAAAATAAATTGCTAGTTTCTGCAGCCATCATTGTGTCCGCACTCATACCTCTAGCTACAAATATTGGAATACCACCGAAAGTTAAACTTCCATTATTATACCATTGCGTACCTTTTGCATCTGTACCTGAGTTAGAAGTCGCTGCTACTGAAAATCCTCCCAATGCAGTTATATAACTTTTCGCCGCTTTATTGGAAACGTATAATTTTAAATCTTCTAATCCATATAAAGCATCTGGAATTGCATCCACCACTTTTTGCATCTCTCCGATAATATTAGCAGCATTTAAAGCAACACCTACGACATCGATTACAGTAGCATCCGCAGCAGCCAATGTTTCTAATCCATTATATTCTCCCGCTTGTGCTCCTCCTAAATTACCAGTCCAAACATTTATTTCGTTCTGTGCCGCTACTTTTGCCGCTACATGACCGATTAAATAATCTGAAAAGGAAGTTGGTAAACCGTTGTTATTAAACGCTGAATATCCCATCTGAATTGCATCCCAAGTGTTAATAAAATCGCTCTTACACAAATTTAAATTTACTTGAAATTCTTCGGGCTGGAGAATTACTTCCGACAATGTTACAGATGAACTTGCGACAAAATCACAACTTCCGTCCGTAATTAAATCCCCTGTTTCAACCTTTTGGATTACCTGTTTGAATTTGATGTTAGGCAATACCGTTACTCCTCCGTCATCTATTGTAGATGCCGACAAAAGTGCTGCACTTATATACTTCCCTGCAAACTCGCCAGCGTAACTTGAAGTAATATTTACAGCAGTCGCTAATTCTGTTCTTTTTGACATAATTTTAATTTTTAGTTGTTTTTAAATAATCTTGCAAACACTCTATCTTGAGTATTCATCGGTCTGTTTTGCGCGTAGTTGTTTAATTTGACTTCGCTTTTATTTTCAGGATTGTGCTTAATAGCTTTAGGAGTTTCAGAAAATTTTTCCGTTACTGTTCTAGTTTTTAAAATCCCTTCGTCAGAATCCAAATCTTCTGTTCCTCCATCTCTGGATTTTAGATCTGAAATAGCATCTTCTAGGTTTTTAATTCTAATTTCCATTCCTTTCCAATCTGCTACGTCTGCTTCCTCAGCAGCTTCTACTTCTTCAGCAACTGGCGCTTCCACAGTTTCTGCGACCTCTTCCTCGACTGCTTCTTTTACCTCGTCTATGATTCCATCCTCTTTTACGACAAGCATCATTCCATCGTCTAATAGATATTCTCCAGCGGGTACGGCAATTCTTTCGTCTTCATCGGTTACGATAAAAACCTCTCTACCTTTTTCAAATGCTTCCGCTTCAAATCGAGTCCCGTTTTCTAACTTCCTCTCTTCTAACTGCACTTCTAATCCAAGTAAAGTCTTCACTTTGTTAAGTGTTTCCTTTGAGTTCATATATATAATTTTTAGTAATTACTTTTTTATTAAACTGAATAACTGTTTAACTGTTCTAAATTGGTCTCCTAATATTGTTTTATTGAAATTCAGTTATTAGAAATTCTTTGTTTGCTTCAGTTAAAAGATAGTCTCCATTTTCAGCAAGTATTTCAAAAAATACAGTTGGGGTATTTTGGCCAGTTAATGCTCCGATTCCTTGATTCTGTAAATCTCCGTTACAGCATTTAGAATTATAAGTATTGTTTTTGCAAAGACATCCTCTTCTTCCGCCTTGTGGCGAGGTTCTGCTAGGCGTTGGTGTTTGGTTTCTCGAGTACATCAATTATTTCTTTTAGTAGTTTATCTTCCTCGCTTAATTTATTTTGCGCTCTATTTAATCGATCAATAAAATGGCCTTCAATTGAAAATCCACGAATTTTATTCTCTTTGACTTTACTCCAGATCTCGTCGTTGTCGCACTTCATGGAAACCATCCAAGTGCCAACAGGTAAATCCAAATCATATTTTCTGGACTTATCATGTATCGTATCTTCTATTATCCAAGATTCCACAACGGTCATGCCGTCTAGTTTTTCTTCCTTATGCTCCATAGTTGCCTGTCCTTGATTCCCATCTTTTAAATACATCTGAGATGCTTTAGTTACGGTATCTTTAGAAAAGAATATATAGAACTCATGCTCTTCATTCTTGCGATAAATCGGTCGGTCTGGAATAAGTGCAGCACCCATTAAAATTCTTTTTTCTTTAGAGACTTCAGCCAATCTTATTTGATCCTGATTTTTAAGTACTATAAAATCTTCTTCTATTGCTGGAGATTCCACGACTGAAATCGCTTCTATTCCAAATAGATCTTCATTTTCGTCTATTATTAATTCAATTATTTCCATAAGCTTTTTTTATAAACAACTATTTTAAGATATTGTTATATTAACCTCCTAATGTTGCCCCTTGTATTATTCCATTTTCTAAACCTTGCGCTGTGGTTATATCTTGACTCACTACATAGGTTTGAATTGGTGTCTGTTGTTGTTCCCCTAATGCTGTTGCTATTTGATTTCCTTGCCCTTGACCTACTATATTAAAAGATGGTGCTTGTGCTGGTATGGGTGGCGGTGTTGGATTTAATCCACCCCCTCCTCCGCCTGGTACTTTTTTAAGAATATTACTTGCCTGTTTTACAGAACTCATAACTGCGGCAACTTGAGAAGCGTAAAATATAGGGAAGGATAATGATGCTAAAGGTCCCGTACCTTTTGCGGATTTTTGGGCTATATCTAATCCCTGAACAAATCCAACTCCTGTTTGAATTATTATTCCCGCTAGTGCCGCCGTTTTACTGGCCGCCGTGCCTTCTTTAAGTAAAACTCCTATATCTGCAATTGCTTTACCCGCCATTGCTACCTGTTGAAGTGTTAAAGCTTTTTTTGCATCAGTTATAACTTTGTCGTCTTCTAAACCCTTCTTTTTATTTTCTTCATCTTCAGCTACATATCCAGCTTTTAATTCTGAAAGTTTTTCTAAATAAGCAAATTCAATATCAAATAAAGCGTCTTTGTCATCTTTAAACTGCTCTTGTAAAGTTGCGTTTTGTAATTCTAAAGCTGCAAAATCTTCTTCGCGTTCTGTAAGTTTTTGATCATTTGTAAATTCCCTTAATATGTTTTGTCTTTCTTTTTCTGTATCGTCAATTATTTTCTGTGCAGCTTTATCTTCTTCAGTGTTTTTTTCCCGTAAAGCTTTTAATTTCTCATCTCTTGAAGTTGTTAATGCTAGAGCCTGTTCAGAGTCTTTTCCATAATATAACCTAGCCTCTTCCAGTAAATCTTTGTATAGAATTTCAACTTGGTTTTTTTCTTCATCCCTTATTTCTTCTTGAGTGTTTATTTGTCCTACT